TTGTACAGCTGCTTGTTTTGATTTTTGCTGCTCAGCAAATACTTGTTCATAAACAACACCATTTCTTTTTTCTTGTTTTACTAATTTACCATCTTCTAGGAATGATACTAATTCACCCTCTCTTAAGTTTTGAGAAGATGGTCTAACTCTAAAGAATGAGTCAATGTTATTAACTCTATGTTCACCAGATTTTGGCATTATGAAGGTCTCTTATTAGTTAATCTAAAATCTATATTTATATCGTTAATATTTATTTTACCACTACTTACAAGCTTTAAAGCTACAGATTCACAATTTTGATTTATTGTAAAAGCATTTACTTCATACTGTGCGTTGTTTATAGTAGCCTGACCACTTGCTGGAGCAGAAGCTGCAGTAAAACTTGTACTACCATCTAATGCAAACGAAACTGTTAATGTAGAACCAGCAGCTGCATCTTTAGAAGTAACGTATATTTTTTTAATTTTTTTAACAAGACCAGGATTACCAAAATCAATATCTTTTGTAATCATTTCTATTCCTTTTGTACCAACATCAC